CGCCGCTTTGGTAATTTTTGATTGGACCCACGCTTTAATATTACCTTCACCTTTCAATTTTTTACGAAGTCTTTTTGCCGCAGAAACTATTGTAGAAAGTTCTGATCTAGCCATAGAGTGCTCGTGATCTGATTCTTTAGATTCATTTGCCGGATGAACCTGAGAGATACTATATTTTAGTTGATTTGATCCAAGTGCCGATGGCACAGAGAACATATCCCAATACTTTGAACCATATCTACATTCACTACGAGTCTCATCTTTACCACATTTGGGGCAATATCTAATCATTTGCGTCTCCTCTGTTTTAGTTCCCCAATTAGCGGCACCAACCTTGCGACATTTAACAAGTGCTCCTGAAGCATAAGCAGAAGGCCAAACATCATATCTTGATTTTACTTTGGAATAGCAAGCATCTTTTTTGCCGCTACCTTTTCCCTTAATGTCCTTTTCTTCGTTCATTTTCTTTTTTGGTTTATCGGTAGGAACATAAGTTGGTTTTGCGGCACCTGATTTTGATTGCTGGTTTTTGTCTGCTTTCTTTTTTCTTCTTGCTGCCGACAATCTTTGCGCTTTAGTCATACTTTTTCTTTTGTTAGAGGAAACGCATTTGGGAACGCCTTCTCCAGGTTCATCACTCGCACAAGTTCCACCGGTTACTACATTCACCCAACCAGGTTTTTTATCAACTGATTTTGACCCCTTAAACCATTTGCGAAGAGAACCCATTTACCAAATATGATTTATTCTTTATTATTTAGAAACCCTTGCTTTAATAGTTTTGACAATTCGGTAGTTGATCCAATAAAAACAGCATTATTAGTTACATTTGTAGTTTTGGATACATCCTCCTCAACTTCCTTAACTTTTTTCTGTAGATCTATTAATTTATCCGCAACATCCCCTACACTCTTAATTAACTGACCGGCAACTTCGTATGCTCTTGGAGAACCACCTTCACCCGCAAGTTCCATTATTCCATTTATTGCCTCCTGACCCTTTTCTATCAAAGAATACAAATTTGCTCTGGAGTATTCATAATCTTTGATAATATCATCGGATCTGGATGAAGACACATCAATTGGAATATCAATTGATGTAGAAGACTTTTCTACCTCAACGATACTACTCTCAATATTCAGAGCCTTATCCAAATCTTCATAGTTATTTTTCATAATCTATTAAATATCCGTTTGTTGAGTTGGGCTATATGTTTTACTATCAAAAAACATTTCTACCGACTCGTTGAATCCAAAATCATCATCAGGTCCGGCATCAATTGGATCTGGAGTGACAGTATATCTCATCTCTCTCTTTGCGACTTTTGGATCAGTTCCGGTATAATAATCAACCTGAACCTTACGAATGAGTCCATCTGTACTGTCCGCAACCGGACCAAACAGATATGTTTTGGCGGTAAAGTTTAGTGTATATATTAGAGTTCTTCGGGTGGAATAATCTCCTTCATAATCATCCGTAAAGGAAACGCTGTCTAAAACTATTGGAATATCTCTTTTTTCTCCTATAGAATCCACCAAATCAACGGTCAAATTAAAAGATGGTTGAAAATTGGGAAGAATCTGCTCCACAACTTGTAGGGCATCATCTTGTAATTTAGTCATAATATTCAACTGAAATCCAATATTATAAGGAACAGGCATATAAACTTTCTTTATAGTATCACCATTTCCACAAGTCTTAAATGTCTGTATTATACTTGCTTTTCTTGTTGAGTCATACTGAATAGATGTCATCTCAAATGACATTCTTGGTAAAGTAATTTGAATTGGTTTATTTAATTCTGCCTGTTGTTCGATTCTGGCAAGAAACTTTTGCATAGGTCCATATCCAAGAGGAACCTTCATCTGACTGATTGCTACATCAGATGAATTTTTATGTTCTATGTAAATATTATTAAAAAGAGTTCCAAATGCGGTAACAGTCTTTCTAATAATTTGATGGTAAAAATAGGTTCCTAACGTTTTTCTATACCCGTTTATTCAATCATTACCGTATTATATATTTATAGTATCAATATGTACCAAATGGATTTGATTCTGAAAAATCTAATATCAAATCAGCCTCGTTTTGTATATGTAAATTATCGCCATAAGTATCATATGGATTCGAATTACTGTAAGTGTTTACGGAATATTGGGCATTGGAAGTCGAACCGACAATTGTTTCTCCTGGAAAAAATCCATTTGGAGTTACATTATTAACAAAAGAAACTTTAAGAATTTTAGTATCAAAATCCCAAGATTTAACTCTTGCTGTTGTTCCTGATCTGGAACCCGTTACAATCTCATTAAAGAGATAAGTTCCAATTCCAGTTAGAATTGGCGGTGGATCTATACTAATTTGTGGAGAAGTTACATATCCAACTCCGGGATCTAGTATCCTAATATATTTTACAGATTGTCCAATGCCAATTACAGATTCTAATGAAGATTCCAATGAAGGTTCCCCCAATACGGATCTTACTACTGGAGAAGTAGAATAACCTACACCATTATCAATAATATCAATAGATACAACACCAAAATTAGTTTTTTCTATAGTGCATGTTGCTGCCGCACCTACACCATTACCAATAATTGAAACTATTGGTGGTACAGTGTAACCAATTCCGGCATTAGTAAGAAAAACATCTTTTATTGAATATATTCCAGAGTTTAACGTAGTAATTACTTCGGCAGTAGCAGTAACACCACCAGAAGGTGCCGTACTAATAGAAACTATAGGTGGAAAAGTATAACCATATCCATCATTATTCAGGGTTATTTCTCTAATATAACCAATTCCAATTGTTGCTAATGCTGTTGCAGTTCTTCCAAGTCCAATCAAAGTTAGTGTAGTTATATATCCTTCATCTTCAATTTGAGTATCAATTTCATCAATAGAAGTATCAATAACTTCATCTTCATATTCAAATAGTTCACATTTTAGTTCATAAACATATAATTTACCCAACTGATAAAATGGTTGCTCGTGCTCTACAAACTTAACTTCAAATAATCTTTGCCCCAAAGGAAAGTATACCAAATCTCCTTCTCTAGGTCTTGATGATAAAACAATTTCTTCGTCGTTATCACCCTCAAGAAATGGTGCAATAAAGTCTTCGTATCTTTCCTTAGATATAATTAAACTCAAATCATCCTTTAAACTCATTCCAAACTTTGTGAGAATGTCCCCCTGACCACTATATCCTTCATAATTGCTTATGTATGCTTCTAATGCAAAATTATCATCAAATTTGGATGAAGAAACCTCTCGGAGTATAGTTTCTTTTCTTACAAATTTTCTGGGAATATAAATTACCTCTACGCCATAAATTCTCAACTGCTCGTTGATTAATTCCTGAACAAGTCTTTGCTCATTTGGTGAACCTTGAAGAAAAAAGGGATTTAGTGCCATTATTATCCAATAAAATCGTAAGGCGGTAGTTCATATTCGAGTACCATTCTCTGTTTTATGTCTTCCAACTCCCTCTCAGCATCTTCATATAGTTCTCTGCCATTTAGTTCAATTCCACCTGGCAATTTAACTCCTCTGAATTTAATTAGGTTCTGTCCCCACTGCTTTTTCATAAGTGAAGTTAAATATTTCTTTAAAAAACTATCATTATAAACATCAGTAAAGGTGTTTGGATCTAAAATTCTATAACAGTCTATTATTAGGAAAGTTCCAACTTGCTGAGATCCCCAGTCAATATCCAAATACATTCTATTCTGTCTTTTGTTAAATCTTATCTGCTTATCAGTACTCAAAAGAAAATCAATATCCTCAAGATAACTTTTTACCATTGAATATTGCAATAAATCAATTGAATTGAAATAATATAAGTCATTTAAGAATAGTTGATACTTAATGCTAAACATACCTCTAGAGATAGAACTGGTATCAAATTTAAAAACTTTTTCGATTCCAATTACAGAATCTGGAACCTGAATAAAATTGGATGTTTCGTAAAAATTTGAAGTAATTGTTCCAAGACCTGATATATTTGTTGATGTTCCTGTTGTAGTTACTAATCCAACTCCACTTCCTCTTGATGCGGTTCCTCTATTAATATCATCTTGAGTAAATTGATATTTTAAATACATTCTTTCTACACCATCAAAGTGCCTCTCCTGGAAGTACTGTAGGGCATCATCAACCAAATCATCTATTTGGTCGTCGGCAAGGTTAATCTCCAATACAGGGGCACCTAGGCGTCTTAGGCAATAGTCTACGAGTTCTTGTCTGCTTGCAGGTTTAGACACTAATATGTTCCTCCATCTATAACACTGGACCAGGTTGGTATTCCTGAATTGTCAGTTGTAAGTATATAGTTAGTTTCTGATATTGCAGATGAAGTAGTACC